GGGCGCGGTGGCAGTCAAAGGGCGGTGTCGAGGATTTGCAAAAGGCTAGCCATTTGCTGGCGCTGTTGATCGAACACGAAGAAGGGAAGCACGATGAGCGATGACGAATACGAAGCGCTAGAAGAGCGCGCAGCAATCATCCAGTTTTGCAGCGGGCGCGAGGTTAGCCGCACGGAAGCCTGGCGGATGGCTTGCGAGCAGGCATCGCAACAGGCGGCTAAGGTGATCAAGGCGCAGCAAGAGCTGGCGAGTGCGCAATGACCAGCCAAGCCATAGGTTTATACCCTGACCGGCACAAGTCGCGCCAGATGTCGGAACTGATGCGACTGCGCGCGTCTGACCTGCGCGAACTGGCGGAGAAAATGCGCGTTGTTTTGGCGTATGATCCTGCCATGACTATTCGAGCGAATGAAGTGGCGTGTGCGGCGGATGCGATTGATGAATGGGCGAAGGGTCTGCGGTGACACCAAGGAGCATCGATTTTGTCGATGAATATTTGGTAGATTTGAATGCCACGCAAGCGGCTATTCGGGCTGGCTATAGCGAGAAAACGGCTTACAGCATTGGGCAGCGGCTGTTGAAAAATGTTGAAGTTCAAAAAATGATTGCCAATCGCATGGAAGAAAGATCAAAACGCACAGAGATAACGCAAGATCGCGTGCTGACAGACATCGAGCTAATCAAGCAAGATGCGATGCGAAAGGCGTTCGACAAGAACGGCAACGAGGCGATGATCAATCACACATCGGCGCTTAAGGCATGCGAATTGCAAGGCAGGCATTTGCAGATGTGGAATGACAAAGTAGCGCTTACAATCGAAACAACCACTGACGAAGAGTTGCATGCTCGAATCGCCGACCTTGCAAGAAAAGCTGGAATTACAAGCGCTATTATCTGAGCGAATTCGGCGAGATAATCAGCGTAAATGGCTGACGTATTATCCTGATAATGGGCCGCTACGCCGCGAATTGTATCCGAAGCACATGCAGTGCTTTGCCGATGGCGCACAATATCAGCAGCGCCTGTTCATGGCGGCAAACCGGGTAGGGAAAACCGAGGGCGTCGGCGCTTATGAGGTGGCGCTGCACCTGACCGGCAACTATCCGACGTGGTGGAAAGGACGGAGATTCGACCGCAAGACAAAAGGATGGGCGGCGGGAGATACGCGTCAGACCGTGCGCGATATTCTCGTCGAGAAGCTGCTAGGTCCGAAAAACGCGCGCGGTACTGGCATGATTCCCGGCGAATCCATCGCGCGCATCGTGCCAATGCCTGGCGTTCCTGATGGCGTCGAACTGGTCGAAGTGCGCAGCAAGCACGGCGGCAATTCTCGTCTGTCATTCAAATCGTTTGACCAAGGGCGACTGAGCTTTCAGGGTACAGAACAGGATTTTGTCTGGCTTGACGAAGAGCCGCCAGCGGATATCTACGAGGAATGCTTGACGCGCACCGCAACCACGCGCGGCCTGATCCTGCTGACATTCACGCCGCTGTCTGGCCTGTCGGATGTTGTGCTGATGTTTTTGCCTGGCGGCGATATTCACGAACAGCAAGACGAGAAATCCAGTAGGTCAGTTATCCTCGCCACGTGGGACGACGTGCCTCACCTGGACGAGCGCGCGAAGGAGATGCTGTTCGCCTCATACATGCCATTCCAGCGGGATGCGCGCACCAAGGGAATTCCTGCTCTCGGCAGTGGCGCAATCTATCCGGTACCAGAGTCAGATATTGTCATTCCGGACTTTGCGCTGCCCAATCACTGGCCGCGCGCTTATGGCATGGATGTCGGATGGAACAGGACGGCGGCAATTTGGGGCGCGTTTGACCGGGAAACCTCGACCAGCTATCTCTACTCGCAGCATTACCGAGGAGAAGCAGAGCCGGTTGTTCATGCTGAGGCGGTCAAGTCGAGAGGCAAATGGATTCCTGGCGCCATTGATCCGGCGTCGCGCGGTAGATCGCAGTCTGATGGGCATCAGTTGCTTGAGATGTACCAGAGCATGGGACTTGATCTGACGCCAGCGAATAACGCGGTAGAGTCAGGAATCTACGACGTATGGACGCTGCTCTCTGCCGGAAAACTCAAGGTGTTTGCGTCATGCGCGGATTGGATCTCGGAATACCGCATGTATCGCAGAGACGACAAGGGCCGCGTCGTGAAAAAGAACGACCACTTGATGGATGCGTCGCGATATTTGATCGGCACTGGCAGAGATATTGCGCGATGCAAGCCGAAACCAGCAGACGAAGAAGAATCATTTGCATCTGGTGGGTGGATGTGCTAGATTTCCAGCATGCCAGCAGATAATCAGAAGAAGCACGACGCAATACTAGAAGAAGCCAAGCGTTTCCGAGAGAAGTGCATTACTGTCAATGCTGAAAATCGCAGGCTTGCTGTTGATGATCTCACCTTTCTGAGCGGTAAGCATTGGGATTCACGCGATGCAGCGCTGCGAGAGAAAGAAGGTCGCCCGGTCCTGACGATTGACAAGCTATCAACGTTTGTCAGGCAGATCAAGAACGACCAGCGAATCAACAAGCCGAGCATCAAGGTCCATCCTGTTGATGACGAGTCTGATCCTGAAACCGCAAAGGTGCGGCAGGGCATGATTCGGTACATCGAGTACAGCAGCAACGCATCCATTGCCTACGATACCGCCATCGGCTGCGCGTCTGAAACCGGCCTGGGGTATTTCCGCATTATCACGGATTACGAGAGCGAGGATTCGTTCGACGTTGTTCCGCGCTTTGTCCGCATTCGCAATCCGCTGACCGTGCATTTCGATCCGGACTCTATCGAGGGTGACGGCAGCGATGCGCGAAAAGTGCTTGTTGAAGAGCGGCTTGGAGTCACCGAGTTTTGCTCCAAGTATCCAGAATCTGAAATCGCCAAAACGCGCAAGACTACCGGCAATGCTGCGCGCGATGACATGGATGATATTCTCGTCGCGGAATATATCCGCGTCGAAGACGATCCAGACGAACTCATCCTGCTGAGCAACGGCGAGAAAGGCTGGAAATCCGATCTGCTGGCTTTGCCGCCTGATTTGACGATCGTCAATACGCGCAAAAGCGCCAGACGCACGGTGAGAAACTACAAGATCGCCGGCAAATGCGTGGGCGATGACGGCGCCGATTTCGGCGAAGTGATCGAAGAGGCGGACGTCCCGTGTAAGTGGATTCCGGTTTTCCCGGTCTATGGCAACGAGATCGACATCGAGGGTAAGGTCATTCGGTCCGGCGTGATTCGCGGCGCCAAAGACCCATCCAGGATGTACGACTACTGGATGACGAGCGCAACGGAAGAATATGCGCTGCGCACCAAGACGCCATTTATCGGCGCCGAAGGGCAGTTTGAAGGCTACGAGGCGCAGTGGGCACAAGCGAATCGTCGCTCGTTCGCGTATCTGCAATACAAGCCAAAAACCGTGGGCGGTCAGCTTGCGCCTCCTCCTGCGCGCCAGCCTATGGCCGATGTGCCGGTCGGCGCCATCACGATGGCCATGCACGCCAGCGACGACATCAAGGCGACGACGGGCATGTTTGATGCTGCCCTGGGCGCGCGAGGTCCGGCAACGTCAGGCATTCAGGAGCGCGAGCAAAAGCGCCAAGGTGGCGTCGCCAATTTCCACTACACGGACAACCTCAATCGTGCCGTGCTGCAAGCCGGCAGATGCCTGCTTGACATGATTCCGCGCCTTTTCGATACCGAACGCGTAGCGCGCATCATGGGTGAGGACGAAACCATCACATCGGCGCCGATCAACAAGCGCCTCGAACAGCCGGAGATTGACGAGAAGACCGGCAAGCTCAAGACGACGATCAATGATATGAGCGTCGGACAGTATGACTGCACGGTGTCTGCTGGTCCGAGCTTCTCGACGCTCAGGCAAGAGGCGTCCGAGGCTATGGTTTCGTTTGGACAAAGCTGGCCGAAACTGATGGATATTGCCGGCGACAAGGTTGTGCGCGCGATGGACTGGCCAGGCGCCGAAGAGATCGCCGAGCGCATCGCCAAAACCATCCCGCCTGAACTGTTGGAAGACGAGGACAAGCCCGAGCAGCAACAAATCCCGCCCGAAGTCATGCAAATCATGCAGCAGGCGCAAAGCCACATCCAAGAGCTTGAGGCAGCGCTGCAAGAGGCGTCGCAGGGCATCGAGAAAGAACGCATCAAGGCGGCAAGCGCTGAGAATGTCGCGCGCATCAATGCCACGTCACGCCAGGACGTGGAAGAACTGAAAGGGTGGATTGCGATGCTCACGCAGCAGATGCAGCCACCACCGGCGCTAGCAGGCGCTGCAATGGCCACAGGCCAGCAAGAACCCGGCGTTATGCCGCAAATGGAGCAGTGATGGAAGATTTGATCTTTGACGACACGCCAGTAGCAGTAGAAACCGCTGCGCCAGTCGAGGCGGAAGCGCCGGCTGAGGCGCAAGAGCCTGCTGTTGAGCAGCAGGAAGCCGAGCAGCAGCAAGAATCAGA